GCTTGGCCGCGAGTACGCCGCAACTGGCCCAGGAAGGCGTCTGTGGCCTGCTTACGCGAAGCCTCCGGCGAGGATTGCTCCATAGCCGAGACTTCCTGGCTGACGCGCTCGTCGGCCTCACGCTGGCGCTCTGCCTGCATGCGAATACCGGCCGCAGCCGCCTGGTCCTGATCCTTGGCGACCTGCCGAGTGTTGTAAGCGGATGCACCGGCCGAGATAGCGCCGATGACCAGCGGGACCCATGCTGCCTCTGTACCCATGACTTAGCGGAACCCGTTGCCGTAAAGCGAGCCCACGGGGGCAAGCTGTCCGGCGCGGCGAGCCGCTGCCTCCTGCTGCTGCTTATAGATTGACGAGGTTGTGCCGAAAATATCGCCCAGGCCCTTCGCCATAGCGTCGGCTTTGGCCCCCTGAGCGCTCGCGGCAATCTGCGCGCCGGCCCGCTGCGTCGCTGTCGTCGCATCGAGCCCGGATTGAGCGAGTTGGATCAGGTTGAGTCGCGAGGCTTCGTCCTGCGCCTTCAGATCGGCGAGCGCCCCTTGCGCCTTGCCTTCCGCGTCCAGGATGCCTCGTGTGAATTCTTCCCCTAGCGTGCGTTTGGCGTCCACATCGGCGCTACCGCCGACCAGGCCGCCGCGAGCCATAGAAAATTTGAGGTTGCGATCCGCGACTTTCTTCTGGCGATTGGCGTCGCGGACGTAGTTGTCGCGCACCGCGCCAACGAAATCGTCGTACTGCCGTTGGCGTTCAGGAGCGTCGTAAGCCGCGTTGACGCGGCGGGTGGTTTCCGCAATAGCGGCGCGGCGCGCTTCCTCGGCCTGCTGCGCCTCGCGTTGTGCCCGTTCTGCGCCGTTATTGCTGCCCATCCGGTTCGTCTCGCAATCGACTGAAGATTATGGCGTCCTCCCCGTTGGCTCCATACGCCTTCAAGGGGGCTTCGGGTGCGAGACCGAGTACAGCGTACCATTTGTGAGCATGGATTCTGCTCGCAAGCGAGACGCATTGCAAGCGGTGAGCGTCTTTCTTCAGCATCGCGTCCATGACGCGCTTCACATGCTTGGTGGTTGTCCGCCAGTGTTTCGCGTCCCAAGCCTCGGGCGTGGACAGCATCCAGTCCTGCCACACACCAGGGCGTAGCATGTCGAAGCCGGCAATGGCGATCGGCTTCTCGTCCGAGCACAGCATCCAGGCCATTTCCCGCTGCGCGTGGCTCCAGGCGATTTCCTCTGGGTCATACGGCCGTCCGGTAAACGCCTCGATCTGCTCGCGCTCGTCCGGGTTGAGGTTCATGCAGACATGCACGTAGTCCAGCAGCTTCGGGGCGCGATACAGTTGAATGGCCATTGTTTTACCTGTTGATGTGGATGTTGGCAGCGAACCACTCCCAAGCCTGGTTGGGTTCGAATTCGAGCTTCATGTCGAACGACGGGGCGGTCATCGGCATAGGGATCGAACCCGCGCCCGGCACGGTGTCCGCTTCGATCGTGTATGGATCGGTGCGCGCGTTCAAGTCACGCTGGTCCCAGCCGATGCTGACGCTAAGTCCTTCCGGCGCGGTCGCAATCACGTCGAACGCCTCCATTTCCTTGTCGCGGCCGAGCTGGTTGAAGTCCAAGTACGGCCACCAGATGATGCCGGAGAAGTCTGTGCCGAATTCCTGAGCCATGTCATTCCACCTCGAAAGGAGCATCCGGTGGCGTAAACGCCTCGCGGTAGCGGCAGACGCCTCGGCTCACGCGGATTTGATCGAAATACCCGTCGAAGTCGGCCGAGACGAACGGCACACCTTCGCAGATCGTGAAGTACGTCGCAAGCGGATTCGGCGCTTCCTCGACGGTTCCGCCGAATGCGCCGCTGATCGTCGGCTGTACTGCCGAGGGTACGCCGTTCAAGAACACGCGCACCACGTCGTCCTCGTCGCGCGTGATCGCAATGTGAATCCACTGGTTGTACCCCATAATGAGATCATTCAGGCTGACTTCCGAGTTGTTATACCCAAACACCAGGGAGTTCGCCGGCTCCTCACCAAAGCCCGCCGCGTTCCAGATCGGGCCAAGGAAGAAATACCCGCTGCTCGGTGTCTTGTTGTTCGCGAACAGTGTTGACATTTCGCCGCCGCCGTCCGACTCGCGGTAGAACCAACCTTCCATTGTGAACAGGCCGGTGAAGACGAAGCGGTTGAGAACGACCGAATCCCAGCACTGCACGTAGTTGGTGTTATCGACAGCTTGGTTCTCGTTGAAGTACGAGGCGGTGCCGAACTTCTCCTGCACGCTGCTGATGCCGCTGGAGCTACCCTCCCCGATGACGTGATCGACGTGAGGGACCCCCGTACTCTCGATCTGGACGCCAGTGTCGAACTGCAAGAGCAGCACGTTGTTTCCAAAGCCCGCCGGATCGAGGCTGACGATGTTCGAGTAACCGGTGTAGTTGTTGAACTCGTTCAACGCCCTCACGCGGTAGTGATAGATTTCAGGGCTCTCGATCGTCTCGCTGAACTCCAGTGGATCGTCTGCATCGACCGTAGCGACCACCGCATAGGAGCCGTTGCCGAGGGCGCGTTCTAGCGAATAAGAAACAATCGTGCCTGTGCCTTCAGGATCGACGGCTGTCCAGGTCAGCTCGTTGTTGCCGATCGTAGCCTCGCCGCTCAGGACCGGAGGGTTGCCGACCGTGTACATATCGTCCTGCAAGGCGTCCTCGGTGACGTGCCACACCTTTCCTGTCGAGGTGCGCAGGTAGAGCTGGTCGCCGTGCAGCGTCCAGTCCGTGATCTCCTCGGGGAAGACGTAGCGGCTCCAGCTCTGGTCCTTCGTGCCGTTGATCGTGAGCACGAATGCCTCGTCGCCGAAAAAGAGCCAATACTGGCCCTGCGCCGGGTAGTAGAGCCCCAGAGGCTCGAACTCGGCAGCTTTGATCTTGGCCGTCACGAGCGGGTCCACCGCTTCGCCGAATTGACCAGCTTGCAGGTTCGTGCTCGCGCCCGCGATGTTGATGTTTCGAATGCCGACCGGGTTGCAGAACACCAGATCGTTCGCAACGGATTGCACAGACTGCGGGAACGTGCAGCTGACCGGAACCGCGTCGAGGATCGCCATGTTCGCCGGGTCCTGATCCACCTGCCACATCTGGAAGGCTTCCGAGTTGAAGGCGATCAGGTTGCCTCGATACAGGCCGAGCGCCGTCACCGGGTTCGAGCCGTAGGTGTTCAAACCAAACGGGATGTAGCCGGCGTCGTCCGGTGTTGACCAGTCAAGCGGGTTAACGGTTGCGCTGAAAGCGATGATGTCATCGTCGGCTGCGAAAATTTTGGATGCTGCGATGGCCACGACTTTAGAGTTGGGGCATCGCTCGTCCTCGATCCGGCGCGAGACTGCGCGCCATGCGATCGTATTGTCCACGATCGTTCCGCCGACCAACGTCGGCCAGTCGGGCTCCGACGCGCCGGAGACAAGAATGGGTTCAGCTTCCCAGACGACGCGCGAAGTCAGCACGCCTTCCCAGGTCACTTCATTGTCCACCACGGTCTCACCAACGTCATCAGGCCAGGTTGGCTCAGCGTTGCCGCTGAACCCGGCGTCGGCTTGCGTCGCGCGGAAGATCAAGCCATCCGGCGGCCCGCTGTAGGCGTAGTCCCAGGAGAAGTCATCGACGTAGATATCGCCGAATCGAACGGTCATCCACACGCCGATTGAAGCGAAGGCCGCGTTCGACGGGGCGGTGCCGGCCACGGTCGAAAGAACCCAACGACCGTTGTTTCCTCGGCCGGCGATCACGTTACCGCGACTGTAGCTGATGAACGCTTCGCTCGCGTCATACCAGGCGATCAGGACCTGGCCGCGAGATCCGGCTTGATGACCGGCAGTGTTGTAGAGGATGTAGCATTTGCCCGTAATGAGCTGGCCGGGGTTCACCGCAGCCTTTTCAGTGCTGACGATGTAGCCCTCGATACCGCCCTCGGAGCCCGAGCCCGCGCCGCCGTTCCATTTGCCGCACCAAGTCCCGGACAGCCAATGGGCATTGTTCGCGACGAACGAACCGTCGCCGCCCACCTCTTGCGCGACTGTCCAGCCTGTGACGTTACCGGCTTCGAAGCCGGGGTTATCCGGCTGGCCGACATCGACGGCCGGCGCAGAGCGCGGACGCACGAGCGCGCCCGGACTGTAGAGGGTGCCTGGTTGCCATACCGGAGTCGCCATGCGAGATCCTTAGAGGTTGTAACGGTCTTGGACAGAGGAAGTCGGCTGCTGCGTGCTCGGCGGCTCAGTCGTCGTCGGCGTCGTGTCGGCAAAACCTTCCGTGTCCTCGAATATACGCGCTCCGTCTTCCTCTGGCCAGGTCGGCTCCGTATCGCCCGAGATCGGGTTGCTACCGACCACATCGACCACGGTGTAGAAGAAATCGTTGTATTCGGTCGGCTCGATCTGATCGCCGATCGTGCGCGGCACACCAGGAGCCCAGCTCGGCAGCGGCGAGGATAGCCGCGTCGCCTGGTACGCGATGCCGTTGGCGATCGAGGGCTCGACGATATCGCCGTGCCGGTAAATCTTGCTGGCCTCCCACACGCCGCCGGTTTGCAACCAGTAATGGTAGACCGCACCGTCTTCGAACTCAGCAACGACGTACAGGAAACCCATGAACGGCTTTGCGAAGTGAATGCGCTCCAGGTTGATCGTTGTGTCGGAATCGGAATCGGGGTGGACGAGTAGATGCAGGGTGTAGCCA